CAATGGCCTTGTGACCTGCTGGAATGTTTACAGGTCGATCCCGGCCCCAAGAGCTCCATCTGGATTGGACGCTGCGCCTGCCGGTAACTCTTTCGATGACCGTATACGCCAACTTTGCACGTACTGGAATAGCCCGTATCGCCAGGATTATCCCGCTGGCTATTTCGATAACGGCTGGTTTGTAGGTGATATTCATTGTGGATTCTCCGTCGTGGCGGCCGGTGCTTGCGTTGTGGTCGCAGCGGTGTTGATCAAGCGACCCCCGGTCAATAATGCGGTGCGTCTAGCCGCGTGCACTTTGTATGCAGTGGGTTATAGGGTCACTGAGGTGTGCCTTCCTCCCGTTAAGCTGCATGGTGCCAAGGTAAAGAAGTTGCCGGCATTTTTTGCGCCTGTGGCTCGATCCTCGGCGGCTTGCTCCCTGGGGTTTGTCTTGCGAAATGTCGTCCCCCCATTTCCTGACTTTTGTCATCCGGCGACGGTGCTCAACGGTGTTCTTAAGCGGTTTTGCAAGACCCCGCCGACGCCTAACGCGAGGAAGTTGCGACGGTTGCGTCGTTTTGTGCAGCGATACGTCAGGACCCATTATACTCCCATTGCCCCTGATGCTGACACCTCCGTCCCAACCTGGCTGGCCGGCACCGATTATCCAGAATGGAGGAAGACGCAACTGCTGAAGTGCTGGGAGGACCGTCCGTGGGTGGAGGCCAAGGACTTGGCCAATGAAGGCTTTGCGAAGAAGGAGTTCTACACGGCGTTCAAAGCTGCCCGTGGCATCAATTCTCGTTCTGACACGTTTAAGTGTGCCACTGGACCCTATTTTAAGCTTATGGAGAGCCAGGTTTACGACCAGCCTTGCTTTGATGGAGTGGCGTTGATTCCAGGCGAGACTAGGCCCTTCATTAAGCATATACCGGTCCATCTGCGCCCTGAGTTCATCGAGAGGATGTTGGGCAGTCACCCCGGCCCTTACTATGAGACTGACTACAGTGAATTTGAGAAGCACTTTACTCCTGCAGTGATGGAGTCCCTGGAGTTGGTGTTGTACGATCATATGTTGCATCACCATCCTGAGGTGGCTTCTCTAATTCGCGATGCTCTTGCTGGCACGAACAAGTGCGTTTACCGCGGTTTCATAATTAAGATTCTCGGAAAGCGAATGTCTGGGGACATGTGCACTTCGTTGGGCAATGGGATTAGCAACCTCATGCTCTTCCAGTTTGCAGCGCACTTGAAGGGCGGCGTGGCCGTTGGGGTCGTTGAAGGTGACGATGCCTTATTTGTGTCGTCTGTGCCGTTGTGCATTGAGGACTTTGAGCAGCTTGGGTTTGAAATCAAGATCGACTGCTTTACTTCGCTCTATTCATCGTCATTTTGTGGAATGTTGTCGTCACAGGACGGCATTGTGCTCAGGAACATTGCACGCGTCATTCCCAAATTTGGCTGGTCTCTGTCGCCTAGGCGCGTCGGAGGGCCGGCCGTTAAGATGGCGTTGTTGCGTGCCAGGGCGTTGTCATTGGCTTATGAGAGTCCTCGCTGTCCCATAATCTGCGCCCTGGCCAAGCGCGCTCTTGAAGTCACCTATGGGTTTGCCCCGCTGTTTGACGCTTCCTACCACCACAAGTGTGTGCAAGGGTGGATTGACCTCTTC